CGGCCTCGAGGCCGTCGCCAATGGCTTTCGCCTTGCCGCCGATGAAGGAGAGCAATCCCACGCTCACAGATCCTTGCAGGCGATGATGCGGTAGGAACGGCGGGTCGGCGTGGCCGCCGGCTGCAGCGCGGAGATCTGCGCCTTCACCGCGGCGATCGCGTCGCGCAGCTCGCTCATGTCGCGAAACTCCGCGCGCTTGTCGCCGGAACTCGACGACTTGATGCCGGTGGCCTGCAACTCCAGAAGCGCGTCGAGGCGCGCCTGCAGCTGCTCGAGGGAAGCGGGCATTGATCAGTCCATGTGGCTGGATCGGGTGGAGCGGCGAACCATCGGCTGGCGCGCCGGCGCCCGTTGCGGTGTCGCAGCCGCGGGCGCTCCCGTGTCCGGAGCCGCCGGCGGCGGAAGGTCATTGTGGGGAACGCCGAGCTGATCCTCGAGCTCGCGAAACTTGTTCGGCCGCCAGCGGTCCCAGCCGCGCATCGCGGCGAGCGCGCGCGCGTAATTGGCGCAGTCCAGGACCTCGTTGCGGCGGCCGGCCATCACGGTCCAGCTGAGGCGCGTGCGGCCGCGGACGACACTGGTGGTCAGCTCCTCCGAGGTCAGCTGCTTGACCTGGTCCTCGGTGACGTCGTCGGGCAAGTGCACGTAACCGGCCGGGAAGCCCCTGCCCTCGTCCGGCCGATCGAGGCCCAGCTGGCCCATCAGCTCCTGCTTGCAGAAGGATGAGCCGACTTTCACCGTCTTCAGGCCGCGGCGCAGCTTCTTGCCTTGCACGGTGACGTCGAGCGCGCCCACGCCGACATAGGGCGTCAGGGAATTGTCGTGGCCGTCGATCGCGTGGACCGTGTTGCGGCCCATGTGGCTGCGGACGAATGGGCCGACTTCGGCAGCGAAGGCGCCGGAATCGATGCCCCAGTCCCGCACCGTCATTTCGGCGCCGCTCTCATGGCGCCAGGTCTCGTCGAACATTTTGGCGAGCTCGTCCCATGTCGCCTGGTGGATGACCTGGCCGGGGATCACCCGGTGCTCGATCAGCCAGCGCTCGCGGTTGCGGCCGAACCCCCAGATGCTGATCTCGAGACGATCCTTCTGGACGTCGACGCCGGCGAACAGGATCAGCACGCCGCGCGGGACGGTGCCGGATCTGTAGCCGCCGCGGCGGCCGAACACGCGGTCCCACTCCGGAGCCTCGCCTGCCACCTTCCACGTCCTCGCAAGCTGCGTGTTGAAGAAGGTCTTGAGGGCCTCGATGCCCTCCTTCAGCGCGTCCTTGTACTTCTTGACCAGCTTGCGGAGGCTCTGCTTCGGCGCGTAGAGCTTGGAGGCGATGCCGCCGGCATGCTCGTTTGACACCGCGCGCTTGCCGCATTCGATGCAGATCGCATATTCGACGCCCGGCGCCGCGGGCTCGCAGATCCATTTCTCCGGCTTCTGATGCTTGCCGCAGCAATCGAACTCGCGGGTCTGGCGCCAGACGATGCGTTCGAGCGCACGCAGCCGATCGGCCTCTGTCCACACCACGCCGCAGCATTCGCCGACATAGGCTGCCGTCTCGGGAAGGGTAACGCCCTTGGCGTCCTTGTCGAACTTGACGTTTTCCCACTCGAGGGTCTGCTGCGCGCCGCAATGCGGACAGGCGACAAACGGCTTGCGTTGGTCACTCGCCTCATAGGATTTGGCGACCGCGCTGCGCCCCTCGATCGTGGGCGAGCAGACGCGGGCGGACAGGCTGTTGGCGGCGAACTCCGCCTGGCGCTCCTCAGCCAGGACGATCGGCGAGCCTTCGTTGCCGGCCGACAGCGGATACTTGTCGATCTCGTCGAACAGCACGATGCGGATAGGCCGCATCGCAAGGTTGGTCGGGCTGTTGGCGCCGACCATGGTGATGTGCCCACCCGGGAATTGCTTGTGGGTAAGGGTGTTGCCGGCATCGCGCGCTTGGCTGCGGAACAGATCCCGCAGCACCTTGGTGTCGCGGATCATCGGCGCGAGGCGGTCCTTCGAGAACGTCTCGGCCGCGGCGTCCTTGGGCTGGACCACCAGGATCGGACACGGATCCAGGTGCATGAAGTAGCCGGCGACGTTCTCGAGGAACGTGGTCTTGAGCAGCTGCGTGCAGGCCTGGAGCGTGATGACCTTGACGCCCGGTTCCGTCGCCCAGAGCATGGGCCCGCGCGCCACCTCGACGCGCGCGACGATGAACTTGCCGCCGTTCGAGGACTCCTTGGAAAGCTTCCGGTTCTCCTCCGCCCATTCGACGACGGTCATGTTGGGCGGCGGCTTCAGCCCCGCCCGCCATGATGCTCTAAGATCGTCGGCCTGGCGGAGCGAGCTCGGGAGCAGCGAGATCTCCGAGCTCGTCGAGATGCTGGCGGACATACTTCGTCAGGACCTCGACCAGCTTGCGATCGTCGACCTCGAGATCCGACGCCATCAGCGTGACGACCCGCACCGGCCAGGCCAGCCAGGCGTCCCGGATCTCCCGGGCCTGGTCGAAGAACGCCTTGTTCGCGGCCGCGCGATCCACAAGCAGGCCGCAGTCCTCCGCAAATTCCCGCGCGCGCTGGCGGGCGAGGAAGTTCTCCTTGACCCGCTGGGCCCCGGCGAAGGGAAGCATCTTGCCTTCGGCGATGAGCTGCTCGAGGTCGCCGTCCGTCGTTGCATCCGGAGCGCCCGGCGTTGCATTCGGGCGGGTGGGCGTTGCATCGGCTGATGCAACGGGATCGGGCTCGAGGCCGCCCTTCCCGCTCTTGCCGTCCTTCGGCTTGGCCGGCCGGCGCCGGGACTGGCTCAAATTGACGTTCGACTTCCGGTCTTCAACCACTTGAGCCAGCACGACTTTTCCGTCATGCGACCGAATGGCGCCGCTCTCGACCTGGCGGCTCAGTGTGGACTTGTTGATCCCGATGATCCGGGCCGCCTCGCTGATCGAAATCAGCTCCAAAGGCGTTGCATCAGGGCCCCGTTGCATCAGATTTGACCCCCGCAGCTAGCAAAAAAATGGGGCCGGGCCACCGGTTTTGCTTCGCGGCTGGGGAGGACCCGCGCTAGCCGGCCGCGACAAGGGCGCGATTGCGCGCCTGGCGGCGCTCACGCTTCGCATTTGCCGAAGCAAGACGCGCTTCGGCGCCGACGTACTTGGCGGCCATACGTTCGGAATTACGGAAGTTCGCGCGATCTTCCCGCTCGATGCGCTCACGGTCGGCGACAGAAACGAAGCGGCATTGGTCGAGCATCTGCATGTGCTTCACTTTATCCGAATAATGGTTTGACGCGCGGCACTTCGTACGCTTGCAAGGTCCGCGACATGGCTTCGACCGCGACTTCGCCGTACCGCCCGATGACGGCGATCGCCGCCGCTTTCGTGACGCCCTGGCGGAAGCGCATACCTGCAATCACGCTCAATTGCACAGTGCAAGCTGCGACCCGGAAGGCTTCGTCTTCGTCCATTTTGCTCTGCGAATAACGAAGCAGCCGCCTGTCAGCTGCAGCTGCTTCTGCTGGGAATGCGGGCCTCCCTTACCTGTCCGACAGTGGCCCTTGTATAGCTGAGTGCGGCGTGGGGAACGTCAGCGCTTGGTGCGCGATGCTGACGTCCTTCGCGCCGTGGATTTCGCGGCCTTCTTGGCGGTCTTGGCCTTGGCCGGCTTGCGCTTCGTGGCTGTCGTGGCCATGCTCTCTCCTCTGTTAACGCAGGCAAATCACCTGCAGTGCAGAGGGAATCATGCAAAGGCCGGTTGGGCAAGGGAGCGAGTGCCGATGGGCAAAGACAACGATCCCGACGTGGACTTCTATGGTAAGGGCGTCCACGCTGATGTCGAAGAACAAAAGCGCGTAGACCGCGGCGAACGCGGCGGCAACTGCGCGATCGCATTTTTCTTTATCGCCAGCGCGCCGATCTGGGGGGCGTACCTGCTGACCACCTTCAAATGAGGGTCTGGAGTCCGATAACAGCCATTAGCGGACTCCAGGATTAAGCCAGGCCCCAAGCCCTGACGTAGTCGACGATGAAGGGCGCCGGATACTGCTTCGGATCCGGGCATTGGTTCGCCATCACGTCCACCGACAGCACGAGGTAATGCGGATCGCAGATGCCGGGGTTAGGCGTCGTGAGGACGCAAGCCTGGTCGATGAAGACGGTCATGCTCTCGGGCGTCCAGAGAAAGCCATAGGTGTGGAAGCCCGGAGACAGTCTCGGCGGCAGGTTCTGCGCGTTGCTGATCTTC